GTGTCTACAAAATGAACTCTTACCTACGCCTGTACCTGCGGTAATTGTAACCAGTTCACCTTTTCTTAACCCGTGTGTTTTTGTATTTAAACATTCAAATGGGTAATCAACACTTACATAAGTATCTTCTTTTTTAATTTCATTCCATAAATCTGCACCTAAAACTATTCCATCAGGTCTGTATGCTTTACTAGACCAAATGCAATCTACTAATTCTCTAGTCTTATTAGCTAATAACATTTCATTAGCGTCCTTTAAAGGTAAACTACATATCTTAGCTTTGTTAGGTGAGAATAATTTTGCACATTCTATAGCTCCTTGTTTGCCTTGTTCATCTTGGTCAAACATTAAAACTACAGATTCAAAACCTTCTAAAAATTCTAACTCTCTTTGAATATCTTTTTTAGCTCCTTGTGCTCCACTCTTTACACTTACTACTGGAAATTTATTTGAATTAATTTTACTAACACTAAGGCAATCTATTTCTCCCTCAGTTACAATAATCATTTTGCCTTTGTCTCTCCAAAGGTGCTGACCAAATAAACCTGATTGTCTTGCGTCCCCTAGCCATTGAAAGGTCTTATCAGGGTTTCTTAATTTTTGTGCTACTAATTTTTTATCTTTATCATAATAATTTGCTATCTGAACTGGTCTTCCAAACCACGCACCTTGTTGATAATTAAATTTTCTTACTGTGTCTAAATCTATTTTTCTTTTTGTTAAAGCAGAAAGTTCTCCACTTATAAATTCTTTATTTGTTTTTTCTTTTGTTGGTTGTTCCAAATCATTTCCCCTAGTTGTTGTGTTGCACGAAAAACAATAAGAGTGTCCATCATCATAGACGGAACTAGCGTCTGACGAACCACAATTATTGCACGGCGTATGATATAAAAAGTTACTTTCCTGTTTTTCCATAAAAATTTTCCTGTTAAATATTTTCCCCTTGAGAGCTTTAGCCTCACAATTCCAATCATTTAAGATTTTCCGTTGAGTATTATTTACTCTCTCAAGGGGTACAAACAAACTACCTCAGCAATTCACTTACGTTAAAATGCGGAGATAAGGAGTCAGTCATATCTCTATGACCAACTATTGTAACCTCTTTATAATCTTTTTTTAAATCACGAATTAACTCTAAAAGAGCTTCATATTGTTTAAAAGTAAAATTACAATCGGGCTTACCATCTACTGACTGTCCACCGATTAGACAAATGCCAATAGAATTTTTATTTGACAATTTAACATTAGTATCAACGTGAGCACCTGCAATTTGTATATCTCTTCCATCTTGCACTTCACCTTTTCTAGTTATTACTTTGTGAAATGCACAAGAGAACAAACCTTCTTTTCTGTGCTGTAGGTCAATGTCTTTTGCGTCAAAATTTTGTGTCGGATTAGTTTCCGATGAGTGTATGACAATATATTTAGTTTCTTTTCTTATATTACTCATTATATTTAGTTTCATTACTTTCTCTAATGATTTTTTTAAGTGCATTACGACAATGTTGTTCGTCCATATTATCAACATCAATCCATTCTTGTTTTGATTCTGAATAATATTGCACACTTTCTTTTTTAATAATTATTCTACCTATCATATCCATTCTTTCGGAACGTGTTTACTAGCATATTCATATCCATATCTTTCACACCACATTCCATAAGTTGTTTTAGATTTTTTACTTATTCTAGCTTTCGCATTAGAAAATATAAATCTAATATCTAAATTAGGATATTGTTCCCTAATCAATTTCATTTTCTGTCTATCTTGAGTAGTAAATAATCCTTTAGTTTCTATAAAAATCTTTTTCTTTGTTAAATGAAAATCAGGCGTATAGGTATGAACTTTTTGAGGCTTAGTATATTTCAACTTAGTCTTTTCAAATTCATACGCTACACGATTGTCTTTTAATTCTTTCGCTATGGACTCTTCTAGTCCTGAACGAAAGCCGTATCTTAATCCAACTTCCTTAGAAGTCAGCCTGAGTTTCCTGCGATACATTTTCTTCCTGTGCTACTACTGCTTCAGGTTGTTCATAGCCATCTTTAACTTTATCAAAGCCATAACCTTTAGCATTACTAGAGCCACCTTCAACTAACTTAGTTACTTGAACGGCTCTTAGTCTCATTGACACACCTGCTCCTGCCATAGCTGTGTAATAAGGTATCAATTCTGCTGATACTTTCATTTCACTGCCTGACCAAACATTAGCGTCAATCATAGGTTTTCCTTTGCTATCAAATAATGCAACTCTATTAGGTATTACTTTACCATCTTTAGTTATTATTTTTGCCTTAGTCTTAAATTTAAAAATAACATTTCCTGATGGCTTACCATCAATTAATTCATCTTCAAAAGGACTAGGTGCTTGTTTAATAGCTTTTCCTTTAGCCTTCTCTTTAGCAAGAGTAAGACTTTTTTTAATCTCAGCACTGATTTGAGTTTTCAATACTTGAGAATCTTTGCTGTTTAAAATAAGATTGGTTTTATAATGACCAGTCTCATCAAAACGAGTATCGGGTGTTGTCAGCCACGCATATTGCGAAACTCCAACTGGTGATACAACCTTGACATAACTATTCTTTGCCATTTCTTTTTTGTCTCCTTTTTTTATATGTTCTAAGTACGGGCACTTTAATGCTTTTACGCAAAAAAGAACTTACTTTCCCTCAATTTATTAATATCCAAATCACCTTTTGAGGGGATTTCAGGTAATTTAGATTTTACGTTATCAGGTAGTTGTTTTAACACATCTTCCCTGAACTCATTTAGTATGTCGTGATTAGAAAACATATCAATAAAGGCTTCTCTTAAACTTTTATTAAGCATTTCTACATCACCCGCAGTAGTACCAAAACTATCGTGCACATTACAAAAATTTCTAATTCCATTTTTATATGCAACATTAACAGTCTTAATCATTCCCGCAGAATCTACTGAGTGAACAAGATTGGGTGCGACCCCATTTGACATACGCAATTTATCTGTCCTATCAGTCTCAGCATTGATACGAGGTTTTATAACTTGTCCCATAAGCATAGCTTTAACTCTTTTAGACTTCATTTCAGGATAGGATTGATAAACTGGAAATCCTACTGGTGTAACCCAGTGAATAGGTAATTGTTCTTTTGAAACAATCTTAGCAATTTCCTGAAGAAATTTCATACCTACTCTTGCTGATGTTAAATTATCCCCAATGCTATCCCAAATGACACTAGCCAAATAAGAAGCGGGTCTAAACAAATCAGCAACAAACGGGTGGTATTCACCTTTGTCTTGTCTTTTAGTTAAGTCTTCTATAACAAAGTCAGTACAAGAATATCTTGTTGAGCCATAACAAATTGTCATAATACTTCTTTTAGTAGTGGAACGCTTAACTCCATAATCTAACCACTGCTGAGCATAAGGTTTCTCTTCTGAAGCGTGTGCTTTTAACTTCACATTAACAGCGTCAGCAACTAATTGATAAATGTCTTGAGGTTTTTCTGTTGGAAGTAAATTAACTAACTTACCCGCAGTGCTATCTCTTAACATTAAAGAATATAATTGAAGACCATTACAGCTCCCATCAACATTGACAGGTAAATGAGATATAAACTTTTCTCCTATGGCTCTACTTTGATAACGTCTCCACTCTTCACACCAAGCTAAGAATTGAAAACCATTAGAAGCGTCTTCCCATTCTCTATTTCTAAAAGGGTCTTGAGCACATCTAACTATCCACTCTTCATTATCATTAACCCACTTAACTCTATCTTCTAAAGAGCCTTTATCTTCTCCATACATATTAGCTCCGTGTACGGCTAACCAAAACTCTCCTCTATTCTCAGGAGTAATTTCTTTTCCATTAGAAAATACTAGCATAGCCTTAGCTCCACCAATACTTTGATAGTTTAAAAAGGCAGGGACACAATAAGCCCTACCTCTAAAATCAAATTGTAAAGGATAGAACAATGTCGCATAATCTTTAAACTTTTGAGCTAACCAAATTATTTTTGCGTATAGTAATCTTTTAGAAAACATACGAGCATTTTCAGTATGAGCTATAACAGCTTTTTTCTTCCACTCTTTTCTTGATTCTCTATTAGTTTCAATATCGTGTGGCTTGTTAGGTATATCTAAATTTCTATTCGGTGGCATACCACCAATAGCGTCTCCATTGTCCCAAGCTGTTTGCATTACATTTAAAATAAACTTATTAATTTTAAAAGGTGTACTTTGCATAATATTGATAGCGTTATAAACTTCAGGCATATCAAAATTCTCAAGCTCTTTTTTAAACTGTTTATTCTTTTGCTTTACTAAATCTAACTCAGGTAATTCTTTTGTCCAATAACCACCACCTGAAACAGCACTCCACATTTTAGGTTGTAAAACTGTTGGTAAGTATTCAGGGTTTAATAGCTCATTAAAGCTATTTCTATTTTTAATCCATTCTCTAGTCTTGTGTGTTTGTTTGATAATCTTAGCTTTTTTATGATTGATAGTTTCCATACCAATTTCAATTAAGCCCGTTGAGACAATTAACATCTCAATCAATTTCATTCCAACGTGTAACTTCTCAGGTGTAGTCCACTCTTCCCATTTAACAACACCACGTTTAGCACTCTCTCTCAGCTTACGTCTTTTATAGACATAATTCCAAGACCTTTTGTCTAAGTCTTTTTTCACAGCTTCATAAAGCTCAGGATTAAGAAATCTAAAGTTTTTTAAAGCTATCTCAGTCTCTATCTTCCCGCCTAGTGATATACACGTTGCAGTTAGAGGTTTGTATTGGGTAATTGTATTAATGATATGTTTGCCTGTAATTAAGGCTAATATTTCGGGTGAAACTTCGCACATTTTAACAAAAGCAATCGGTGGTTTTCCGATAGCCTTTTTTGATGTCTCTAGTATAAACTCAGCTATGGCATTGGCTAAAGGTCTGATTGTGTTAGCAACCATTACTTTCCCATAGCTAGTAACAGATTCTTCCTCACGTTCCACGTGTGAGATACGTCTTTTGTTTGTTCTATGTTTGCCTAGCTCAGCCATTTCCTTTTCGTGCTTTAATTGGTCTGAGTATTTAGGCATTATAGTTAGTAAGGTGTCGTTACTATCCATATATAATTAAACTCCTATAAGTTATTGTGTTTAAGTTTTGGCTTCTACATACGGGCACTTTAGTCGCCGTCTAGTCTTTTATCAAGGTTTTTGTCGTCAAGTCGCCGTTTAGTCTTTTTAATGTATAAAAAAATAAGGTCGGG